GCACCAGCTTGCCCAAGCTGCGCCACGTTCAATTCGGTTTGCGCGCCAAGCTGCGTCAATCCGCCAAGCCGCCCATATTGGCGCTCAATCTCGGCATTCAGCATGGCGGGGCGGAACCGCGCCAACGCTGCCTGCACATTCCCGCCGCGCAAGCCGCCGGTTGCCGATGCGTTTTGCAGAAGCGCATTTTCGCCTTCCGTAATCTGCGCCCGGAAGATCGGCGATGAATTGATAAGCTCAATCGCGTCTTGCTGCGCTTGTGGGCCAAGCGTGCCAGCCAAAGCCTGTTGGCGCTGCAATGCGGGCGCGCCTGCTGCCGCGTAGGGCTCCAACCCGGTCAAGGCGCCATAGCCCGCGTCAACGTAAGGCTTCATCAGCGCATTGATTTCTTCAAGCTGCCTTTCCTGAAGCTCCATGCCTTCGCGCGCCACGCCCGCTTGCGTGCTTGCCGCCTTCTTGGCAGCTTGGCTCTGCATGTAAGCGGCAGTGCCTCCGACCGCCACGGTGCCAATCGCAATCGCTGCAATCGCGCTCATTGCTCAATCCTCTTTTGCGCGTGATGATCAAGCCAAGCATCGCTCTTTTCGAAAAGCATATCTTCCAGCTTTTCAATGTTGCGCTCTTCCGTGGCGTAGATGTTCCAGAAAACGCAATCTTCCAGAACGCTTGCCAGTTTTCGGCCAGGCGGCGCCACAAATTGCATGGGCGCCCGCTTGATCACCACTTCGCCATTGTCATCGGTAAAGGTAAGCGCGCCCTTGATGATCACGCAAAGATGCTCATGCTTGTGCCGATGCCCAAGCACAAGCGCGCCGGCAGGCAAGATCACCTCGCGGATATAAATGCCCGGCCCAAAATAATGCGCCAATGGCGCATCGGCTTGTGGAACGCTCAGAAGCAAGCCTTCCGTAAAGCTTAGATCGCGCTCACTGTGCGGAATGTGCGAAACCTCAGACATCGGAACCCCTTAAAGGATGGCCGCTGGCCGCCGGATGTCTCAGCGCCCCAATTATCCCCAAATCGGCCCAGGTTGCAAGCATTATGTGATTTCCCGCCCGCTGGCGCGAATGGTCAGGCTGGTCGCAGCGCCGGCCAATGTGCTGATAAACCCGCCCGGCTCCAAAACTTGCCCCACCAATTCCGGGCAAAGGTAAGTCTCGCCTGGCACGATGTTCTTTGCGCTCAGTATCAGATTGGAAACCCCAGCCGAACCAGCAGCCGCCACCAGATTGACCGCAAGGGTCACATTGCCCGCGCTGGTATTGGTCACGGTGAACTTGTCAATAATGGTCCGGCACCCCGTCGCGGTGTATTGCGTGGTTTGCGAATTCTCGGCTTGCTTTGCCGGAATGATGTTCTTAACGGTTACGGCCATGGGTCAGGCTCCGATATTGTTGGAAACGGTCAGAATGACCGATGGAATGCCAGGGTGCGGGGCGGCGGCGGGGAATGCCGTGATCTGGCAGGAGGTATCATCAACAGACCACATCAGCTCGAAATAGTCGCCAGCCTTCATGCGGGTTAGAAAATTCCAAGCCGTGATCAATTCGGCATTGTTGCCCTGTATCCGCACTCGCCCGGCAGAATTGGCGATGTCGGCGCCGTTCACCCTAATCCAGAAATCGAAAATCCCAACGCCACCGGCTGTCTTGTCAAGCTGTGCCGAAAACTGGAAATTGTAGATGCCCGGTTCGTCCACAAAGATGCGTGATGTCGGGCTGCCACGATAGACGCCTTCGCTCAGGTCCGTGGTGTCAAACGTGACCGCATAGGCCGTATTGATCACCGCCGCCGTTTGATTGGTTGTGTCATAGAAGGAACCAAACCGGGACCGCTTCGGCGGCGTGATCGGCGGGGACAAGTCATCGGGAATCACTACCGGCAATCGCAGCGGCGCATAGGCCAGCAATTCCAGGCTATCGGCAATGCGGTCAAGCGCATCGTTGGCTTGCGTGGCCTTGGCGTCCGCCGTGCCAGCGTCAAGCGATGCCTCTTGAACCAAAAGCGTCAGGGCGGCAATTTCCGCTGGGGTCAGTTCCGTTGCTTGCGTGAATAGCGCCTCCACTTTCCGAATGCTGTCATCATCCGGTAGGAAGGCTGCAAGCTGGTTCCGGTTAAGGCGGATGCGCGTCATACCGCAAGCGGCTCCACGCTCGCCTCTAACCTCGCCACGGGCAATAGCGCGTCACTGGTGCCCTGGAAACGCTGAATGCGCCAATTCCGCATCATGCCCTGTTGGTGCCATACAGCACGCTTATTTAAGGCGCCAAAGCCATTTAGGGACAAGCGCCGGTCTTGGCTCCAATTCTGCCCATCAACGCTATAGGAAGTGGTCACTACCGGATCAACGCCGAACACGGCATAACCCGGCAGGCAAACAAGCTCCAAACTATGCACCACCGCGCCCCGGCTTTCGTTGTAAAGGATCGCGGTCTGAAACTGCCAGCGCACCTTGGCGCCGTAGTGATCGGCGCGGTCTGTGGTCAGATAGCCGTAGCCATTGCTGACAGGATCACCGCAAAGCCATTTGTCATAGCACCACACAAAGTTGCGCGCCCGGTACTGGGCCAAGCCTTCAAGTGAAGATGTCAGGATGAACCACGTCTCTTTTTGCAATGCCGAACTCGCCTGCGCGTCAAATACAAGCGTCTGATCTGGAAGATGAACGTAAAGGTATTGATGCGCGCGGTCATTTCTCGCTTCAAGCAAAACCTCCGCAAGTTGTGTTTCTGAATATCCGGCAAGAACACGGTCAATCTCTGCCGTGCTGATCTTGCGCGCGACTGAATTGGTGCCAAGGTAAATGCCCGGCGCCTCATTCCGCGCCGAACCCAGAAATGCAATGGTTTCCTGAAACACGCAACAGGCGCGGGTGCCGATACATCCCTTTTGAATTTGCGCGCTTTCAATGCGCGAAAATGGGAAATTGTCCCCCCCCACGTTGTCAAACACCTCAATAGTGTGGCGGTTTAAGGCATAGACCTCGTTTCGCAGTTTCAGCAGCGCCACGACTGGATCGGGATCAGCCTCTGCGCTGCCATACTTTAAGGGATCAACCGCAAATGGATTGCCCAATTCTGTCACCACCAAAAATTCGCCGTCCGTGGTCATAAAATAACCGTCCACCCAAACCACGTCCAAAACCGTGCCCAGGTCGCTATCCGTCACCTGTTGCAGCGCGGTGCCGTTGTAAAGATACAGTCGCCCGGCGGATGCAATGGCAAGATAGTCAAAAGAATAATCAAAAGTTGCCAGCTTGGTGCTTAGGCCAACCTCGCCAATATCGGTAAGGCTTCCATCGGCGCCAACCCGCACAAGCCTTGAACCCATTACCCGATAGCATTGCCCGCGCCATTCAATCCCGGCCCGATCCACGCCCGGCCCCACGCCCTGACTGACAAGCCCCTCAGCCGGGCGCAGATAGCCATTGGAAATCCCCTGGGGCATTGGAACCGGCGCCATATTCACCGGGTAAGCCGTCCGGAAATCCGGGCTGCTATCGGTATAAACGCCGGTCAGAATCGGGATTTGCACTCAAACCCCACCTTCGCCGGGCTGAATGTGAAGCGTAGTGCCGGCGGCGCTGATATGCGCCACGTTGCCCTCGCCCTCGCCCTTTGAAACGATAATTTCAGAACCCGCCCGGATCGGCGTATCGGCGGTTGTCGCGGTTTGCGTGCCAATGCCAATTCGCACATGGCAGATATTGGCGCCGCTATTCACAAGGCGCACGCTTTTGGCCTTTGGATCAACGGTCACTTCTGCCGAAGCGGCGCCAGGCGTCACCACCTGATTAGCGCCACGGCCTGGGTAGAATGATGCGCGAATGGTCATGTCTTGTTCCTTACGCCTTCATGATAATCCAGTTGGTGCCATCGCTCACAAGCTCGGCCCAATTCCCCGCCGTGCCCGATACGATGGCCGTGCCCGCCGCGCCGCCAGCAAGCGGAACCACGTTTGAAGATGCGCTGTTGATTGCCTGCGCCTGAATGGTTTTCATCACCACCACGCGCCCGGTATAACTGGCTGGCGCCGGCAAAGTCACCACACAAGCCGATCCAGCCTTGTTGTTGATGATGTAATCTTCCGCATCGGCAAGCGTGAAATCTGCCGTCTTGGTGACAGGCGCAGCGCGGCGCAAGCCGGTTGTGCTAGGCGCTGTTAAGGTCTTATTGGTAAGCGTGTCTGTCGTTGCGCGACCAACAAGCGTATCTGTAGCGGTCGGAAGCGTCAGCGTGCCAGTGTTGCTGATCGCGCTGATCACGGGCGACGTCAAAGTCTTATTGGTCAGGGTGTCAGTTGTCGCGCGCCCCACAAGCGTATCCGTCGAAGTTGGAAGCGTCAGGGTGCCCGTGTTGCTAATGGTGCCAATGACCGGCGCCGTCAGCGTCTTATTGGTCAGGGTTTGCGCGCCCATGGTCGTTGCCACCGGCACGCCGCCCGCCTGCACCACGCCCGTGCCCTTGGCCACAAGGTTCAGGCTGATGTTCGTGTCGCCGCCCGTTGCGGTCAAGCTGGGCGCGCTGCCCGCCGCCGCATTGGCAAGCGTGATTTCATTCACCGCCGCCGCCGTGGCAGAAACAAGCAAAAGCTCGTTTCCGTTCACGTCATTGATGCCGGTCGAAAGCGTCAGGTTGCTAAAGTTGGAACCCGTATTGCTGGAAAGCGTATACCAAGTGGCTTGAAGGTTATTGAAGCGGATCGTAAAGAACCCGCCGGCACCAAGCGCCCCAGGAACACCAAGCAGCGTGCCGCCGTTACCGTTCACGGTAAGCGCCGCAATGCTTTGGGATGAAACCACAAGGATTTCCTGCCCGTCAAAGCAAGACGCCGCGGGCGGCAAGGTAATGGTGCCAGCCGCGAAAGCGCCAGTCGGGTTGATAATCAGAAACAGGCTTTGCGTTTGTGCGCCAAGCTGCAAGTTGAACCCTGAATTGGTCGGGGCATTGATGATTGTCAGGTAATCCGGATCGGCAAAATAGGATTCAAAGAACGCCAATAGCGTCGAAAGGCTGGCGCGGCGCGTGTCACCTTCGCCGGGGGCATAGACCAAAATGTTATCGCCTGCGCTCAGGCTGTTGATCGCGGATAGTTGGTTGATCGTGGGCATGGCGTTCCGTTCCTACGGTTCAAGCGGGCCATCAGGCCCGACCAAGACAGGATCAACCGGCCCCGGCATGAATGGATTGTCAGATACCCAAGGCCGGTTGCCCGCGCCCGCCGGCAGGGTTTTGGGAAATTGCATTTCAGAAGGCATTGCAGCCCGCGCCAACAACGCCTCATAGGCTTGCCGGGCAGAGGTTTTCACTTCCACCGAAACAGTCTTGCCATACGACGGGGCAAGCCTCAGCGCCAAATTAGAAACAACGGCCTCAATCGCTCGATCTGGAATGCTTGTTTCTTCATCAAGGCCGCTATCTGCTGGATTGCGCGGCAACGGATAGGCAATGCGG